TTAGTTGTCACCTCCGGATTTTGTTTTTATCATATTTTCTATGAAATCAATTTCGCTTTTTGAAAGATGATATTTTTTATATAATTTTTTATCGTTCCAAACAACATTGTAATCTTGATCCGGAACAAAAATAAATTTGTCTTTTGATAAATTGATAGATGAAACTGCTTGTAATAATAAAAACCTAAAGAACTTTGTTTTCATGTATTCTATGCAATTGTTTACCTCGGTGAGTGAATCACTCGCATATGCAATGAGATACGAATCGGTGCATACTTCATTTGGTTCAAGTCGTTTGGTTGTGGAAAGAACGCCCAACATCCCATCTTTGTCGGGTTCTCCGGCGTGTTCCGCTGTAACTTTACTTATCATAACTTTATATTTGTTAATTGTATCATAGCCTTGTATGACTTGCGATTTTTTAATGTAACTAATGCCTTCACTTGAATATAACGCAATTTCTCCTGTTTCTTTTTCACCTCTAAATGACGAAGAAAGACCGTATGGATTTCTTGCGCCAACATGGCAAGCAAAGCATTTTTCGTTTTGCTCTTTTACTTTTTCAATTATCGAAATAGCTTCATTATATCGTATAAACACTTCATATTCATTGAGCCTACGAATTGCTGTGGATGTATGACCATCATGGATATTAGTGTAATGACACCTTCCGGAATACCCTTTTGTTCTGAGAAAATAGCATACTCCGCCACCGATACTTATTCCTGGAAAGCAATCTTTGGCATTAACATAATCAACTAAATGTGATATTTGCCCATCATCAAGCATTGATTTCCTAAAATTATCAAGTCCTTTTCCTCCGGCATACCATCTTGCCGGAATAATCATTGTTAAGTATCTTGGATTTAATTTTTTTGCTTGTTCAATAAACCTATGATATATTGGCTTTGCACTTGCACCGTTCCCACCATCATCTAACTGATAAGGTGGATTACTTATTATAACATCAAATTTCATATTTAATAGCCTTTCGGGGTTGTCGGTATGTATCCACTCATAAGCGTGTGTTTCTAATTCTGTTTTACGGTTTTCGTTTCCCAATGCTGTTTTTTTAGATACACCGCAATACTTGCATTTTCCGTTCACCCAAGTATGGTTTATTCTTCTGTACCGAATATTTCCCTCGGCGTCATCAAAGTGTATGATTGAGTACGGACCGTTGGGATATTTCGAGCAATAAAGACTTCGGCGAGAGAGCAAACTTGTAAGTTCCGTTATGGCAATACCGTAAAGCTGCTTATGGAAAATATGGTCGATACGCTCTTGCAAATCGGGTATTTTGTCCTCAAGACCTACAAGCAATCGCTTTGCAATTTCACGCAAAAAAACGCCTGTTTTGCAAGCAGGGTCTAAAAATGTGGTATTTGGGTCTTGGAACAATTCCTGTGGCAAAAGGTCGAGCATTTGGTTTACTACCTCCGGCGGAGTGAAAACTTCGTCATTTGACAAATTTGCAAGGCAGGACAACACATCTGGCGTGTGTTGCGTTTTGTTTTTATAAACTCTATCAAAAAAACTTTCAGCCATTTTCCCATATCCTCCTGTAATTTATAGGCGGATATTCGCATATCGGCTCCGCCATATATTCGCCCGTAACGGGGTTTTGCGATAAATATTTGCTTGTATCGTCCTGCGTATAAAATAATGATTCTTGCCTTGGCTTTTTCTTTGGCTTTTCGCTTGCTTTGAGCAGAACAGCAAGGTGAAAGTCCCGCCTCTTAAGCTTTGTGCCAAGCATTAAACTCCATTCGGGAAAAACGATAGGAACATCGGTATCTTGCTGATTTTCGTCAACGCACATTAAAGTAAGTGCATTGCCACACAAAATATTTTTGCCGAGTATATATTCAACCGATTTTCGTGTGTCGTCATTGCATTGCTTTTTGCAAACGGCTTTGTATTCTTTATCCCAAATTTTATATAATCGTTTTCGACATTCATCAGTGTTGTCCTGCATAATATCAACGCCGTATATGCTCGATACGGCAAGCACAGAGTAGCGGTCAAAATCATAAGGATTACTTTTATATAATTTTTTTACGGTAGCCAATTTTCTTGTTAGAATTTCGGCAAGAAAATTACCGTTGCCGCAAGCAGGTTCTAAAAATCGACTGTCAATCCTGTCACATTCCTGCGAAACCAGATCGCACATTGCTTTTACCTCTCGCTCGGCAGTAAAGACCTCGCCATGTTCGGCAACCCTTTGCTTTGACTTAACTTGTTTCGCCACGCTATTATCACCTCAATTAAAATAAAGCAACATAATCGGCATTATGTTGTAAATCAAAGCAAAAAAATAACGCCCACCAAAATCAGTGAGCGTTGAAAACTAAAAATAAGCAGGAAAAATCAAGCCTTGTCAAAATCAGAATTGAAAAGGCTTATTTATGATGTGTAAAAATGACAATTTTGAATAAATTCCTACTTTTCTGTATGTAATTTGTTGTGGTTTAGTTTAAAATATGATATATTTAATTATATTGGAGTTTTAATTTGAACTCGCAATACAACATAATGCCGATTATGTTATATTTCTAAATTATAAGTCGCATATCTTCCATACGGCGGCGATGTTCCGTGCCAGTGGAAATGATATAAATTCTTGTCGTGTTTATGCTTGAATGACCGAGAATATCGGCGAGCTTTGCAATATCTTTTTCGATGTTATAAAATACACGGGCGAATAAGTGGCGCAAATTGTGAGGAAACACCTTTTGAGGATTGACATTTGCCTTTTTGCATAAGTTTTTCATCTCTCGCCATATATTCGTGCGGTTTATCGGCTTGCTGGTTCGTGTTACAAAAATCATACCGCTTTTAATGTTTTGCTTCGCTGCATAGCGGAGCAGTTTTTTCTTTAAGTCCTTTACGATAAAAATCGAGCGTGTTTTACCTTTTAGTGACACGGTGGCTTCACTTTGCTTTACTGCCTCAACGGTTATGAATCTCAACTCGCTGACACGAATCCCAGTTGCGCATATGGTTTGTAAAATTAAATTTAATCGCTCATTGTGATTACTTTGCGCCGCTTTGCAAAGCCTTGCGTATTCCGCTTTGGTGAGTTCTTTTTCTTCAGAGCAGAACACTTGATGTTGCACTTTCAGAGCCTTGATTTTTAAATCAAACCAACCTAAAAACGCAAACAGGCTGTTTATGCTTGCAAGCATCGAGTTCACACTGCGAACGGCATGGTTTTCTCGCAAATGCTCTTTGTATGCAATTACAATTTCTTTTCTTATTTCCTCATTGCCTGCAAAATCTGCAAAAACCTTTGCATCTCTAAAATATTTTTTCGTTGTGGCTTTGCTCTTTTCTTGCAAAATTAAATATTTTTGAAAATCGTTGAGATTATTCGCTGTTAAAATTCGTCTTTTCATCGTATTTACCTCCGAGTGAATACTGAATTTATTGTACCCGAAAAGTATGAATTCAAAACTGTTATACCGATTGAGGTAGATAGGCTTGTTGATTTAAAAGTTAAAGTAAGGAAAAAGATTAATCAGTTGCAAGACAACAGGTTTAAGTGTATACTTATCAACTATTACATAAACAATAAAACTTTTGAACAAATAGCAGAGATTATACATTATAGCAAAGCACAGACAATGCGAATGCACGGATATGCTCTTGATATTCTTGAAAAGATGATACTAAATGCAACAAATGATATTGAATGATACTTTTATCAGTGCTAAAAGTGCTAAAATGGTATTGTGAGATGAGGGCGAAAGAGAGTGTGAAGCTATTATTCAAATCACTCCACCGCCAACAACTTGTGTACTTCTTTCTATATATTGTTCATACAAATACACGCTCAGTAACAATGAGTTGTCCGTCAGAGCGTTATCTGACCCACATACGAGTTGCATTTTTTGTACCTCCTGAGTTATTTTGCATGAGAGCCGTCCAATAGGGCGGCTTATAATACGGTTCTTAAACAGACAGTGTCAGAAATGACTAATAGCGGTCTAAGAACTGTTGATTATGAAACAGGCTGGAGTAATCGAGTTGATGTAGCAGCACGCAGGGCAGTTATGACAGGGCTTACACAAGTTATCGCAAAAATTAACGAAAACAATGCCGAAAAGCTTGGAACGGATATGTTTGAGGTTTCGTGGCATAGCGGTGCCAGACCTTCACACCAGGTTTGGCAAGGTCGTTGGTATAAGAGTAGCGAGCTTGAAAGTGTATGTGGTTTAGGCTCTGTTACAGGCTTGTGTGGTGCTAATTGCTATCATAGCTATTATCCTGTTATTCCTGGCATTTCCGTTCCAACATATACCGAAGAAGAGCTTGACGAAATGAATCGTCAAGAAAATATTCCGATTGACTACAACGGCAAGCAATATACAAAATATGAAGCTCTGCAAAGACAGCGACAACTTGAAACAAGAATGAGAGCAGAACGGCAGAAAATCAAGCTATTGCAGGACGGTGAAGCTGATGAAACAGATATAATGCTTGCAAGGGCAAAGTACAGAGGTACTTCTCAAGAATATACAAGCTTTTCTAAAGCTATGGAATTGCCACAGCAAAGACAGAGAGTGACTATTGACGGTTTGGGGAATATCGGTAGTGGTAAATGGAAAATATCAACATATAATATGTCAAAGCAAAGAGAATATAGCGGAAATACTTGGAGCAGAATTGGTAGTAAAATATCAGAAGATGAGTATAATTTATTGGTAAAGCACGCTAATGATAAATGTATAAGGCTTGTTAGTTTTCAAAATTTTGATGGTGATGTTGAGCTTATCCACGAAATGATTGATAATGCCAATAATATAATTAGGGATTTTCCTTTATTAGCAAGCGGTAAAACTCAGTTACAGATACATAACTCATTTGGAATGGACGATGATGATTTTGCACAGACAATTGGCAATAAGATTTTTATAAATAATTATGCTTACAGAGATAGGCAAATTCTTGAAATAGAATATGATAAACTTGCAAATGAGGGTTGGTTTGTTAAAGGCACAGATTATAATTCTATTATTTATCACGAAATTGGTCACGCTGTTACCAATGTATATGGATTATCTCCAATGAAGATAGCAAAAGAAGTTACAGGATTGAATAGTAATCAGTCTGTAGTTAATTTTGTATTAAATAACTTATCAGAATACTCAAGTAAAGATTTGAAAGGCAGAGAAATTATTTCAGAAGTTTTTTCAAGTGTTTATTCTAAGACAAATAATCAATTTGCCTTGAAATATTTTGAAGAATGTGTTAAGATAATTTTGAAAAGAGGTGGAGCATAATGACTAAAAATAAGGAATTATTTTATTGGCAAAATAACACAGATTGGTACACTTGTGACGATGAAGGAAATATTGTATTAAATAATAATGCTCCAGAAAGAGCCAAAAAGAGTTTTGAAAAGTGGGAAAAATGGAAAAAATATAACTCAGATGAAAATAATTTAATTTAAATTAAGCCACCCTTAAACAAGGCTGTTTTGATTACGGGGAGTTCTATGGATATAATTGAATTTCATAATAAAATGAAACAGCATTGTGAAAGTCTGAATGGAGAATGTTCACAATGCTGTTTTTTAGAATATTGTTATTCTCAAAAAAGAGACATTTATAATGATTTTTTGAGCGATGTTATATTTAGCCTTTCAAAGAATGAGGATAGCAATAAGGACACTTCCGCTCAGGTGATTCATAACCATCACAATGTTTTTCGTCCTTAAGTGAACATTGTGCATAAATCAATTCATCATTTTTATTCACCTCCTATAATATATTTCAGATTCCACCCGATAAGTAGATTATATTGTGAAATATCAATATGTTCAATAACCGTTTTTAAAGTTAAAATGCTTTAAAGGCGGTTTTTCTATGCTATATAATTAGAAAGGATTTAAAAATGAAAATTAAACATAAAAAGATACTGGTATGTGGGCTATCATTAGCTGTGTTTGTTGGTATGATTTGTGGTTGTACAGAGGCAGACAGGGCGAAAAGAAATGTTCAACAAGAAGCAGATAATTTTAATGTTGAGCGTAGACTTAGTGTTATTAATATGCGTTCTGATAAACCGATATTAGAATTGACAGGTTATTTCTCATTATCTAACAATGATAATCATGAACTTGAGGTTACTATTGAAGTTGAAAATGGAAAATACAAGGTTGATTATATATACTTGAATGATTGGACAATGTATACTGTTGAAGATATTTCAGGTGCACATGTTGATAAATATCATTATGAAATAAATTTCTTACCTGAACAAATTATTCCGTATACATTTAAATCAAAAGATTAAGTAGAAAGTAGGTGAAACAATGGACTTCCGAGAATTTATAGAAGAAAGATTCATAAAAAGAAACTAAGCACTCTGAAAAGGGTGCTTTTTTAATGCCCAAAATTGACCGCTCCGAAGTCGTAAAACTACGGATAGAATGAGAAGCAACCTCGTAAAAAGCGTATCGAAAGGAGCATTTATATGCAAAGAAAATTTTTAGAGGATTTAGGTCTTGAAAAGGAAATTGTCGATAAAATAATGAGCGAGAACGGCTCGGATATTGAAAAGACAAAGGCAAGACTTGAAGCCGAAAGAGACAACTATAAGGAACAGCTTGAAACGGCTCAGAACGCCCTCAAGGAGTTTGACGGAATCGATGTTAAGGAATTGCAGGGTAAAATTGAAACCTTGAATAATGACCTTAAAAACAAAGAAACCGAATATCAATCAAAAATCGCTGATATGGAATTTAGTTCGGTGCTTGATAGTGCAATAAGCTCCAGTAAGGCACGAAATGCTAAAGCAGTAAAAGCATTGCTTGATATTGAAGCTCTTAAAACTTCCAAAAATCAAAGCGAGGATATAAAAACAGCAATCGAAGCTGTTAAGGCAGATAACGATTATTTGTTTGAATCAAATGAGCCTATTAGTAAACCTGTCGCTCATACTGGAACAGGCAATCCTTCAAGTATTTCAACAGAAGCTTTTGCAAAAATGGGGTATATGCAAAGGCTTGCACTCAAAAAGTCGGACCCTGAAAAATATAATCAACTGAAAGGATGATAATTTATGTCAGAAACAACAAAGCTTAGTGACCTCATAGACCCAGAGGTTATGGCGGATATGATTTCCGCAAAGGTAGACAAAAAGATGGTAGTAACACCTATTGCAAAGATTGATAACACACTTGTAGGCACACCTGGCTCAACTATCACAGTGCCGTCATATAATTACATCGGTGATGCCGAAGATGTTGCAGAAGGAGTTGAAGCAGGCACAACAAAGCTTACAACTTCTACTCGTCAGGTTACTGTTAAGAAAGCTATGAAAGCAGTTGAACTTACAGATGAAGCTATTCTTAGTGGTTATGGAAATCCTGTTGGTGAAACAAATAATCAGCTTGCTAAAGCTATTGCTTCAAAGATAGATAATGACGCAATGGACGCTCTTCTTACAGCTCCGCTTGGCTTTGACGGCTCATCGAAGGTTATTTCATATGCTCAGATAGTAGATGCCATTGACCTATTTAATGAAGAAGTTAATACCGAAAAGGTAATGTTTGTCGCTCCTGCCCAGGTTACTGTACTTAGAAAGGATAATGATTTCATCTCTGCCGATAAGTATACAGGCAATGTTATTATGACAGGAGAAATTGGAAAGATTGCCAATACAAGAATAGTTCCGTCAAAGAAAGTTCCTTTATATTCAGAATGGTATAAGTTTGATAGTGCAGGAACAGCAACAACAAATTCAAATATTGCCGAAGTTCAGGAAACACTTCCTAATGCTAAGGTAGGCGATAAGGTCACAAAGGTTACTACACCTTGCTATTTTAATCCGATTGTTAAGTTGAATCAGGATAACGAAACAGAGGACGAAACTGCAGCACTTACAGTTTATCTGAAGCGTAATGTAAATATTGAAACAGAGCGTAAAACTCTCGCAAGAAAGACAATTATTTCTGCAGATGAACACTATATTGCTGCACTTAGCGATGAATCAAAGGTTGTCATTGCAAAGTTTAAAAAGTGATGAAAGTAGGTGGTATCAATGACAATTTATGCAGACGAGGATTTCTATAAAAACGAATATCTTTGCGGTAAAAAGGCGGTTATTGATACCGCTTTTTCTTTTTATGCAAGGTCGGCAACGCAGAAAATTAGGCTTTATACTTGCGATAACATTGACGAAAACAATATACCGGAATGTGTAAAAATGTGTTGTTGTGAGTTTGCGGAAAAACTTTATAGCTATGAGCAATCAGATAACGACGGCGTATCGTCTGAAAGTGTTGGTGGCTGGTCAAAGTCATACGAAAGCACTTCCAACAAACAAAGAAACCTGAAATCAGATATACGAGAAATAGTATATAAATGGCTGTCAAACACAGGCTTGCTATATAGGGGGCTTAGGTGATGTTAAAAAACGCAGATTGTACGCTATATCTTTACAATAAAGCTACGCAAGGTTTTACAAGGCATTTTATAAGTGGCGTCTATTGGCGTGAAAATAAGGCAGGAAATGTCCTGAAAAGCGGCTTGCAGACCGCAGACAGCACCACTGTGTATTTATACTCTGATGAGATTAAACCGCTCACAGTGGCTAAGGATATGCTTGTAAGAGGTTTATGTGACTTTGATTTTGATAATACAAATCAACAGATAATTTCGGAAAGTATGAAGAATTTTAAAAATACATACAATGCAAGAAAAATCAAGGTCGCAGTTGAGCTTGCAAGCTTTTCTAATGATGATGGCGACCTCGGTGCAAGCGGTAATTTGCTTGGTGCCGATGAGATTATTGAGGGCACATTTAATACAAGCACAAGAACCTTTACAGCAAAGGAGTGATAAATAATGCTTATTATGGGACACGAGGTTCAGGACCTCGATTTTCTTGACGCAGATGTTCTCGAAAAGGTCGAAAAAGCAAGTAAAAAAGTTTTTGATGAATGCAAAAACGCAACAAAGAAAGCAAAGGCTGAATCGGAAGCTGTTAGAAATCAGTGTAAAGCTATCGCAGGATTTATAGATGAACTTTTTGGAGAAGGAACAGCGGAAAAGTTGATTAAAAACGGTTCGAGCCTTTTCGATTGCATAAATGTTTTTGGTGAAGTTATCAAAGCAATAGAGCAAATTAAGGCAGAGCAAAACGAAAAATTCGAAACTTTGTTCAATAAGTATTCTATTGCGAGAGTTAAAAGAGAATGAGCCTGCTTATAGATAATGCTCCAAAGAGCGTTAATATTGACGGTGCGGAGGTTGAGATAAATTCAGACTTCCGCACAGCAATATTATTTGAACAGATGATGTTTGACGATGATTTTCCCGAACATCTTAAAATAGCTAATGCTTTACAATTATTCTACCCTGTGTTACCTAATAACCTCAATGAAGCAGTTGACAAGCTTATTTGGTTTTATTCCTGCGGAAAAGATAGAAAGGAAAGCAGTTCTAAGCAGTCCGAAGGTGGTCGTTGCTATGATTTTGAATATGATGACGGATATATTTATGCGGCATTTATGCAGCAATACGGCATAGATTTAGAAAGCATAGAATATTTGCACTGGTGGAAATTCAATGCTCTATTTAAATCACTTACCAATGATTGTGAGATTGTAAAAATTATGGGCTATCGTACTATGAAAATCAGCAGTAAGATGTCTACAAGCGAGCGTCAGTTTTACAGTAAGATGAAAAGACTACACGCCTTGCCTAAAAGTCAAAGCGAAAACGAGAAAATTAGTGAAATTGAAAAAATGTTGATGAAGAAATAATTACCACCCGAAAATAATCGAGTGGTAATTGCTTATTTGTTATTTGATATACGGCATAGCTCATCAAGTGTTACATCGAGAGCGTCAGCGAGTTTAATAGCAGTTGATACTCTACAATCTCCATTTTTTTCGATGTCTTGAATAGTTCTGCGAGGTACTCCCGAAAGTTCAACAAGCTTAGGAACGGAAATACCTTTTGATAATCGAATTTCTTTAAGATTCATAATCTAAAACCTCCAATGATTAGAATAATAAGATAGATAAGAAAAGATACAAGTGCAACAAGCATAATGATATGAAAAACTAATTTTACTTTTTTCTTCATTGACTTATTGAAAGGCTTATATTATAATATAGGTGGTTTTAAGGGAAGTTACTGCTTCCCTCTCCACCTTTCGGATTATCCGAAAATAATCTTTATCAAGATTAAAACCCAACCGACTAAGGATTATAATCTTGATGACGAGCTTTTCGAGTTTTTCAATCAACTTGATTAGCTCGTCGATTTATTTGCCTTTCATTTTTTCACCTCCTCTCTATGTTCATATTATAGCACGATATATCGTGCTTGTCAACGCTTTTTCTAATTTTTTAAAATATTTTTAAAAATAAGTCAGCACTCTCACCCGAGAGCGCTTTTTCTTGAAAAAACACTTGCTTTTTACTTATATGTACGCTATAATGTACATATAATATAAATGGAGGTGCAGAAAATGATTAACACAAATGCAACAAATTTCAGAAAACAGCTTTTTGAGCTTATAGAACAAACCATTAAGTATAACGAACCTGTGAATATCAATACTAAGAATGGCAATGCGGTTCTTATAAGTGAAAGCGAATATAACAGTCTTATGGAAACTCTTTATCTTACCTCTATTCCAGGAATGAAAGAAAAACTTGAAAATGGGGTAAATACTCCGCTTGAGGAGTGTGAAGAATTTGAATGGTAATTATAAAATTATGATTACTAAATCAGCTCAAAAGGATAAGGAAAAGATTAAGCAATATCCGGCTTTAAAAAAGAATGTCAGCAATCTTCTTGAACTTATAGCAGAAAATCCGTATAAAAATCCCCCACCATATGAAAGGCTTGTCGGAAATCTCAAACAATGCTATTTACGCAGGATTAATTCACAGCACAGGCTTGTATATATGGTTTATGAGGAAGAAAAGACAGTAAAAATAATATCTATGTGGTCACACTATGAATTTTAATTATTAAAATTTAACACTCGAGCGTACATCAGAAATGGTGTGCGCTTTTATTTTGCAAGAAAGTAGGTGAGAATATGAGCTATGACGGAAGTTTGAAATTTGATACTAAGATTGACAGCAACGGTTTTTCTACTGGCTTATCTAAGTTAAAAAAACTTGCCAAAACTGGTGTAGGAACAGTAGGTACAGTGACTTCTAGAGCTACTGATATGATTGGAAAATTTACATCAGTAGTAACAACATCAGTAGCGACAGTTTCAGCAGGAATTGGAACTATAGGTACAGCTGCTACAAGGGTAGGTATGGACTTTGAAGCAGCTATGTCGAAAGTATCGTCTATCTCTGGTGCAACTGGAAATGACCTTCAATCTCTTACAGATAAAGCGAAAGAGATGGGAGCAACTACAAAGTTTTCTGCCACTGAATCTGCGGAAGCTTTTCAGTATATGGCTATGGCTGGCTGGGACACTAAATCTATGCTTGATGGTATTGACGGTATAATGAATCTGTCTGCCGCCGACGGCTTAGACCTTGCAACCACATTAGATATTGTAACGGACGCTCTTACAGCATTTGGACTTTCTGCAAAAGATAGCACACATTTTGCAGATGTCCTTGCTACAGCTTCAAGCTCCGCTAATACAAATGTTTCATTGCTCGGCGAAAGCTTTAAGTATGTAGCACCTCTCGCTGGCTCTATGAATTATTCCATTGAAGATGTTTCACTTGCACTTGGTCTAATGGCTAATACAAGGCTTCAATTTATTATGTCATATGGCTCTAATTCAGTTTCTTATTCTATGGATAAGGTTAATTCAGGAGATGTTGTTGTGTTTGATGGCATAAACTGCAAGGTTACAAAAAATGGGCTTAATGCTTTCGAGATTCTAATGTTGTAGAATTTCCAAAGCTACACCCAGGCAAAAACATATACATAGCTCAACACTCATCACCAGTAAAAGTTGAGTTTGTAACTGAATATTATCCTACATTTATATGAGGTGAATTATGAAAGCAATGAAATTATACAGCGGAGGGAAAGTTTATCCTCTATCGTGCATATCGAATTGGTGCATAACATCATCGCTTGGTGGCAGTAAAACAATGCAGTTCGATATATCACCGCAAAGCCCAGAATATCGCCTGATAGCCGAAGAAGAACGCATTGAATATGATGGTACTTATTACAATATCAAGAGCATAAATGAACGCAGAACAATAGCTACTGTTAATGCTGAAATCGACCTTGACGAACTAAAAAGTAAGATATTTAGCACCTTTAAGTATGATACTATAAGCTTCGTTCAAGCTATGTCGACAGCACTTGACGGCACGAACTGGAGCGTGGTCGGTGCAGGTCTTGTTACTGCAAAACGCAGTTTTGATTTAACAGATGTTACACCACTCGATATTGTTAATAATTGTACAAATAAAACAATGTACAATGTATCTTTTGATGTGGATAATATACGCAAAATACTTAATGTTTCTGTGCCAGCAACACTTGCAAATAATGTATTTTTTAGTGATGAGTTAAATTTAAAAGAGCTGACTTTCAAAGGTTCTTCAAGTGGCTTTGCTACCCGTCTTTATGCTTATGGCAAAGACGGGTTATCTTTTGCCAAAATCAACAACGGGAAAGAATATATTGATAATAACTCTTATAGCAATAAGGTTATTGCAATCGTTTGGAGAGATGAAAGATATACGAAGGCTGAAAGTTTACTTGTAGATGCTCAGGAAAAGCTAAAAGAATTAGCTCTGCCGGAACGGTCTTATGTGTGTGAAATTATCGACCTTGCAAGACTTAATAAGATAGAATATTCTGAATTTTATATAAGGCTTAATAGCGTAATTACACTTATAGACCGCAGAAGAAATAAACGCCTTGAGCATACAGTTGTTGAAATTAAAGAATACCCAAACGAACCGCTCAACAACACGGTTACTCTTTCAACATCGCCTGAAAAAATCTCAAGAATGCTCATTGATAATACTACGAGAATCAATCAGATAAGCACAACTGTAGATAAACAGCCAAGTGCTTGGCAAAAAGCAATAGAAACTGCAACAGCACTAATCACAGGTGCAAGTGGCGGATATGTTGTGCTTAATCCGTCCGAAAAACCGTCTGAACTGATTATTATGAACACGCCAGATATAAACACAGCAACTAAGATATGGCGATTTAATATGAATGGCTTAGGATATAGCAGTAACGGCTATAATGGTCCTTTTCCGCTTGCAATGACTATGGACGGTGCTATTGTTGCAGATTTCATTACTACTGGAACGCTTAATGCTGACATTATTAAAGCTGGCACACTACAAGGTATCAAAATTATAGCTACAACAGGCTCTATTGCTGGCTGGAAGATGGAAAGCGGCGTTCTTGTGTCTGATGACGGAACAATGAAATTAGACAGCGTAAATAATACAATTACAGTTAATAATAGCGACGGTAACAAGCTTATGACCGTAAGTAAGGACGGTATTAAATTCTGGCGTGGTGATACTGAGATAGGTCAGACAGGTATTCGTGGTGGCGATACAGGGCAGTATGGTCTTACATTTGACTTGATAGACGGTGATGCAATGACCTGGAGTGTGTATGACAAAAGTCAAAAAGTATATGTAAATAAGCTTAGATACACCGAATCAGAGGGCTTAAATGTAAGCAATAACTTTACTTGCAATCAACTCTTTGGTCATAATGTAATGGATATAGACCTCGGCAATGGGCTACACGCTTGGGGATATAGTGAATAGGGGTGATTAGATGATTAGTATAATCAGAGGCACAACGAACGATTTTAGCTTGAATATCGAGAACGAAAAAGGCGAGCAGTACACGCTTCAAGACGGCGAAAAAATCATATTCGGTGTTAAAGAAAATGCAGAAAACAGCGATTATAACATAGTAAAAATGCTTACTTCTGCAGATGTTGTTGATGGTATTTGTACTATTAAACTTACACCAACGGACACAGCCGAGCTGTCGTTTGGGCGATACTACTTTGACATTGGTTTACAGACCGCAAACGGCGATTATTATATGATAGTGCCTTGTGATGAGTTTTATATATGTAAAGCTGTGACGCAAAAGGAGGCTACACAATGATAGCTTTAAAAGGACAAATAAAACAGGTGCAACATCTATCAGGCAAGCTCGATAGGCCCAGCGGTGGCAAGTCAGACCACTACATAAAAACCGCAAATTACTTTGACAAGCTTATCAAAACAACATCGAGAATAACTCCAATTGTGTATGAAAGCGAGGTAACAAAATGAGTTATATAAATAAGTCAGTAAGCATAAACGGAACAGAAAAGGATTTTATCAAAGCATTTGCGAATGAATTAACATCAGCAGATAACAGAATTACTTGCGAAACGGATATTGACGCAGAGTTTGCTAATGAAGATTCATCTCATATCATTACTATAATTTTTAATGTGAATAACTGCTATAAGATAAAGCTTATAATGGGCTATGCTATCAACGCTGCAACGAATAGATACGGAATATGCAGAATAGTCAACGGAGTGCCATATACTTCCGCAGATTTAGCTCTTAGCACATATAGTACAATTTCGGCAGTTATAACAAGAACATTTAACTTTATGTTAATTTCAAACGATAATGCAATAGCAATTTTATTCGGTGGTTATAATCGTACTTTGCCGAATACTTATGACTACAATTTAATATCATACCATGAACAAGATTTTAATATTATCGCTTGTGGTACTAATACAATAGCAAGCAAATCGGAGTTTATTCGTACAGACGAAAATCATAAGGGAGAAATTTATAAAACAACTAATCGTTTGCTTTATAGTCGAGATGAAAATGTAGAAATTATAGAAAGTAAACCGCTTGTGCAAAATAATATTGTAGTACACGATATGAAAAGTGTGTATGATTGCTCAAATGTTCTTGCAGGAAATATATTGATTATTGATAGCAACAAATACTTCGCTATTGATAGCAATACATTGATTAAAATCAAGGAGTGATGGATACGGATTCAAGCGTGATTTCTGCACTTATTTCTGGTGGATTGGCACTTATCGGTACT